TTATAGTGAAGAAGATATTAGAAAAATGGTGTCTGACGAAGCAAGGTCCCTATACGAATACCAGAAACAAGAAAAAGAGGTATTTGGGAAAATAGAGTCACTAGCAAAAAAAATAGAAAAGTCAAAAGGCAATAAATCTGATTTTGATGCAGTGGTTTCTAAAGCTGATTTTGTGAATAATTATCCTGATATTTTGTTGGCTGCCGATTATGTTGATAATGCTGGAGATTTGTTATATCATTTAGCAAAAAACCCACTATTACTTCCACAAATAAGAGGTTTAGATGGGGTTATGCAACAAGAGGCTCTGAGAAATATTTCAGAATCTTTAAAGCAAAATAATATTACAGCTCCACAAAGCCCGTTATCCTCAATCCCAGATAGCATTAGTCATCCCGAAGATACAAAAAGTGATGATTTCGGCAGTTACTTAGAAAAATATAAAGTTTAGTTAGTCATTTCATAGATATAAATATTCATTATGTTTATGAGATTTAAAAAATGGCTAATATTTTACAAAAGATAACAACCTTCCAAAAAAGTACTTTAGCATATCTGTTAAATTACAATGCATTCATTAGAACGGCAAATACTCGCTTTGAGAATTTCCAGAATTTTACTGGAAACTTAGGTGATTCAGTATCATTTGATCTTCCGTATTTGTTTAATGCTCAAAATTCATTAGTAATTGGAAACTTTAATCCTATTGAGCAAAGAAAGCACACTCTCACTGTAGATAAATCTGTTAGTGTGCCTTACGCTGTTACAAATCAGGAAAGAGTATTTAATCTTTCTGCTGATGACTACCTTAACACTGTCGGAAAAGGCGCTATCTCCGAATTATCAGTGCAGATTGAGGCTGATGTGGCATCGTTGGCACTTACAAATACTTATAGGCACTATGGAGATGGGGTAAATGCTCCAAATACATATGGAGAACTTGCAAAAGCATTAACACAACTCCGAAACTATGGTATGACAGCGGGCCAAACTGATTTTTATATCGCAGATACAGTGGTTAACGAGATCATTAATAGTGGGTTAAATCAATTTACTATTGATAAAAATAGAAAAGATTTTAACTCTTGGATGATCGGGTCTTTTGATAAATGTGATTTTTATCGATCAAATTTACTGCCATTGCATACCGCTGGAACTGTTGGTAACGAAAATCATGATATAGTTGTTGATTCTATATCAGCAGATGGAACTGAGTTAACTGTTACTGTAGCAACGGCTGTATCAGAACCAAATGCATTTAAAGAAAATGATAAATTAACATTTCAAGATGGCGTGTCAGGAGTGCCGAATATTAGATTTTTAACTAGGATTGGGCATAAAGTTTCTTCTAGCAAAGTTCAGGTGCGCGTAACAGAAGATGCAGCTACAGATGGAGGTGGTCAAACAGTTTTAAAAATTTACCCTGCTTTGATTTCTACAGCAACAGATGCTAATAGAAATATCAACACTCCTGTAATAGCGAATATGAAATTAAAAGCTTTGCCAAATCATAAGGCATGTTTAATTGTTCAAGGTAAAGCTTTATATTTAGCAGTGCCTAGGCTGCAAGATGAAGATCCGTTTAAAACTTCAAATTTTGTTGATCCTGCTACTGGCGTAAGTATGAGAATGTATTATGGTTCAAAATTTGGTGAAAACCAAAAAGGTATTGTCCATGATGCTATTTGGGGTAAAACGCTTGTAGACGAATATGCCATGTCATTTATTTTACCAGAAACATATTAATGATAACTGCCCAGCAATTAGTAAATGATGCATGGTATTTGTCTGGGATAGTCGGAAGAGGATTTCAGACAGTTGATGGCGAAAAATCTTCAGATGGATTGCGATTCTTAAATGATATTTTATTCGAAATAGAATCCACTGGAAATTTGCAACCATACTATACCTTTAAAGAGGTTGATGTCCCACTTGGGGCATCATCCTTCTTTGTTGATAATTTAATAGAATGCTCTTCAGTTACATTTGCTATTGGTAATGTTATATATACTTTAATTCCAAAAGGAATTAGAGGTTTTTTTGATGATAATTATATTAAAGGGATACAATCTTTGCCTTATGAATATTATGCGCAAAGACAGCCTAATGGAACATTGATTAATATTTATTTTACTACTAATCAAGATTACAAGTTCCAGATAACTGGGAAATTTTCAATATCTCCAGTAAAAAATACCGATGATTTATATCAGGTTTTTGGTGGACTATATATATCTTATTTAAAATATGCATTGGCTAAAAAAATGTGCGATTTTTATCAGCATGAATTTGATGCGCAACATACAAGAGAACTTATTAGATTAGGAAAAATGGTTTACTCTATTTCAAGACCAGGAAATGTTAATAGATTTCAAAGTATATTAAATCCGAGCCTGGGTGTTTCTTATGGCATGGCAAATTTAGGGAATGGATGGACTCCATGAGAAATGAAGCAAATATAGATATTGTTGGATCCAATACCTTTGGAAGATATGGCAAGCAATCTTCTGCTGAGACAACAAATTTATTTATTTCTGGCATGTCGTTAGTTTGTTACCCTGGCTATAAAAAAGTAATAGAATTTTTAATTAATGGAAAATCCCGTGGAATTTTTAGATCGACTAGATATGATCATCTTATTGTAGTTGTTAATAATATTGTATTTTCGGTTACAAAGTCTCTTAGTATTGCAATAATAGGGTTTTTAGAAACTTCGTTTGGCGCAGTGTATATAGCAGAAAACAATAATTCTGAAATAGCAATGACTGATGGCAACTATATATATTCATATAATTATAAATCTAAAAACTTTTCAAGAAAATTATTAGACTTTAGCCCTTCATATCTAACATTTCAAGATGGCTATTTAATAGCGCCTGAATCTGATTCTCAAAGATGGAGGCTTTCCGACTTAAACAATGCCCTGAGTTGGCCTGATGATCCGCAGCATGTTGGAGAGATATCTACAAAAGCAGATACAGCAATTGCAACAATACAATTTAATAGGCAGTTGTTTGTATTTGGTAAAAAAGTAACTGAAATATGGCATAATGTTGGATCTCCAATATTCCCATATCAAAGAAATAATGCAATATCCATTGATTATGGATGTTTAAATAAAAATACAATAGCGCAAGGATTTGGTTATCTTGTTTGGCTTGCATCTAATGAAAGGTCTAATGCTTCTATTATAGTTTCTACTGGCGGAAACCCAGAATTTATATCGTCAGATGGACTTGATTTTAAAATAAGTTCCATGAAAAATCCGAGCAACTCTATTGGTTTTATTTTTCAAGAAAATGGTCATATATTTTACCACATAACCTTTTTAGACGATAATTATTCTCTGGTTTATGATTTAACAACAAAAAAATTATATACAGCAACAAATGAAAATTATAATTTTCATATAGCAAAAAATGTTGTATTTTTTAATGGGAACAATTATTTTATTTCTTTAATAGATGGATGTCTATATAAAATGAGTAGTTCATTATATACTTATGATTATAGATTAAATACGACCGATAGTTCAGATTTAAACTTTGAAATACCAAGACAAAGAATAACTAGTCCGCTAATATTTAAAAATAATAAAAGCAAAAGAGTGTCTATATTAAATGTTGCTCAAGAGTCTGGAGCATCAGATTCTGAACAGAAAATCGGGCTATCGGTTTCTTATGATGGCGGATATGGATACTCTGACATTGTTTTGCAAAATATGCCGAGAAATGGATATCGTAAAAATATGGTTACCTTTAATTCATTAGGTGCTAGTAATGCTTTCTGCTTTAAATTTGAATGGTGGGGTAAATCGAGGTTTGTGATTCTTGGCGCGTCGGCGGAGATTTTTTAATGAACATACCAAATATACCGTTATGCCCTATTGCCACCCAAGATGGGAATGTTAGTAATGAGTGGATGTCATTTTTTAATCTTATGATTAATAATTTTCAATCTATATTAAGCAATGCAGGATATAAAATGCCAGAGCAAAATCAAGATACAATAGATACTGTATTAAATAAGTCTGATAATAAGGCAGCTTTCGTGTATAATAAAGATACAAAATCTATGCATGTTAATACAGATAAAAAGTATAAACCCTTAAGCACATATGAAGAATTAAGTCAAGAAGATTTTAACGCAATACCAGAAAATGAGAGAAATGGAAGAATTATATTCAATACAAATGATCAAAAAACATACATTGGTGTTAATAAAGAATTTAAACAATTACTTTAATATAGGATTTTACTATGTCAGTACAAGATTATCTAAACCAAATCCCTGGGATGGCGAACTCCTACTATGGTCCATTTTCTAGGGCTTCCCTTACGGAGCATAATGATATTTTAAATCAGCTACATTCATTGCTTAGTGACCCATCAGCTTTAATGGGAAGAATTGGAAGCAAATATATGCAATCTCCAGGATATCAGAATCAGCTTAATCAATCGCTTCAGGCGGCCAATCAGGCAGCATCTGCTGGGGGTATGCTTGGAACTCCGGCAGCTCAGTACGAGTCAGCAAATATAGCAAATCAGGCTGCAAATAAAGATTATGGCGACTACTTAAATAGAGCGCTTGGTTTATATTCAGGTGGTCTTCAGGGCCTTGGAAACTTAGAGCGGTCAGACTTAAATGAGAGAAATATGCTGGCAGATGATAGGGTACGAAATTTATTGAATCAAGCAAATTATGAGCAATCAAGGGAACAGTCTAATTCTAACTTATTTGGGGATATATTTGGGTCCGCTTTGGGGGCGCTAGGAATGGGGGGGTTTGGAAAGGCAGGAGGCCAATCTTTAGGCGGATATTTATTAAGCTTATTGTAGGTTATTTATAATGGTATTACCAGTTGAACAATTTCAGGTAGGGCCCTCATGGCTAAAGGAGGCCTTAGGACAATATTCAGAAATTGGAAGGGCTAGACTTTCACAATTGTTGGCAAATAAACAATCCATGGAAAATAAAAGATATCCTGCTATTCAAGATATGATGGATAATCTTAATCAGTTAAAAGCAAATGCATTAAATGCTCAAACTCAATATATGCAATCAAAGATTCCACAAATGAATCTACAGACGCAATTGTTAAAATATAAATTAATGCATCCAGAATTGGAATCTAATACTCCGCTTGGAATGGCAATTTACTTGTTTTCACATCCATCAATACAGAATAATAACAATACATCAAATAATTCTTTGCAGTCATCAAGCGGCACCCCGCAGTCATCAAGCGGCACCTCTCCCTCAATAAATAGCGCATCCCAAATGAACAATCAAGGTTCAGACAATCTTGCATATAGCTCTATTCCAAGCTCGCCACAAGCAATAAATAATACCCCTAAACCAGATAATTTTAAAAAATTATTATCTAGTATGGTTTTAAATAATGAACAGATTCCAATAAATGACAATATGACTCCACAGCAAAAGCTAGTTGTTTCTTATTTGAATCAGCAAAGTATGAAAAATGCACAGAAACAAAGATTAGCAGACCTAGCAGAAAAAAAAGATAATCTGTCAATACAGCAAGCTAAGCAAAATTTATTTAGCACTCCAAGTCAAAGAGAACTTGTTGCAAATGTTGAAATAGCAAAAAAAGTATTTAACGATAACTTATTACCATCGGCATCTAATTTTCTTAGATCAAGATCAGAGATGCATCCAATTGATTCTTTTAATTCATATAAAAATGTCAAACAATCTATGATTCAAATCATAGCAAATATGTTAAAGGGATCTTCTGGGTCAAGAGCTTCGTCATTAATTAAATTAGAAGATAGAATTAATGGTCTTTATCCATTTTCACCAGAATCAACATGGAAATCAGCAATTAATCAAATTGGAAATATCTTAAACAGTGAATCTGAAATTAGATCAAAATCAGTGGAAGAGCAAACTAAAGCTGCACCAATACCAGTAAATAAATTTAAAATAAACGGAATAACTGAAACAAAAACTCTAGGATCAAAGACATATGTTAAAATGAATGGAAAGTGGTACGAACAATGAAAGAAGTGACTGACCCAAATATACTATCTCAATTAGAATCTAAAGATTCTAAATCTGAGATTGTAGATAAAAATATTTTATCTCAATTAAATAAAGGGCCAACACTAAATCCATTTTTGAGGGGGATTTCTGGATTTTTAGAAGGTGGCGCAAAATCCGTTCAGAATATAGAAAACGCACCTGTAGATGCAATCAATTGGATTATAAATAAAGCAGGAAGTAAGTATCAGCTTCCTAAACTAGCTACAGCGAAAACTCAATTCTTATCTCCCGAAAATGAGGATACGAGTGCAACAAATATTGGTAAATTTATTGGAAATCTATACGGATCTGCTCCAGCATATGCTATACCAGGAATGCCTTTAGAAGGTATAGCGGGAACAGCATTAAGATCAGCAATAGGATCAGCCATTAGCGCTCCAAGCGGAGACAGACAGA